GTGAAAACAGAGGTCAAAGTCAATGTTAGCACTCCTGCGCAAAAGACCAAGCGCAAGCGTAATCGTAAGCGTGCTAACATGGATACTCATGTGCGTGCTCCTGTATCTAAAGGTACAATTCATCATGCCAGACCAACAGCAAAGTTCCATAATGGTAAAGATGGATCTGTCACAATCAGCCACGAGGAATATGTGTGTAGCATTGGATCCGCCACCGGATACAACGTTGCCTTTAACGGGCCGCTCAACGCAGCTAGCTCAGTTACGTTCCCGTGGTTATCTACCATTGCCAGTCGGTTCCGCAAGTACCGATTCAACACCGTCGCAGTTCGTTACCAACCAACTTGCTCTTCTTCCACCCCCGGCCGTGTCGGCAGCGTTGCCACATACCGGACGGCTGATGCGTGGGCAAATACAGTACCGCCAGACATGAAATCTTTTGTTCAGTCTGGTAGCACTATGGGTAACGCGTGGACTGCATTCACATACAAACTCAGTCACAAATCGCTCAATGTTGAGCGAGCGTACTACATTGATAGTGGCGCAGAGGCTGATCCTATTGACGAGCCTGACACACCCGGTCGTCTTTTTGTTTGCACTAATGGAGCTGTAAGCTCTGGTGACATCGGTTTAGTATTTATACGCTATTCGATCACACTAATGGAGCCTACTTTCCTTGGCCCTGAGCCTGTCCAGCAGTTTGGTCATATTTCTGGCAACACCGCCAGTGGTGCCAACATTCTCGGTGGTACCAGCACCGTCACTGGGACGCTCATGTCCGTTGGCGGGACGGGTGCGAATACCGCCGTCTACATCAACCAAGCTGGATCTTATCACATGCTAATACGTGTGACTGGCTCTAGTATCAACAGCAATGTCACCACAACCGCTCTCAACGGAACTAATAATATCGGTCTCGTTGGCAGTACATGGGTTGGTGGCGAGATCACGCAAGTGATCTATTTGCGCACAAATGTTAACTTCACTCAGTTGAAGTTCACTCTTTTCAATACAGGAGCTACCGTTACTGGTACGACTTTCTGGCTGTATCCTGTTTCCCGTGACAATTATGATGATGCAGCTGCTAGCACTTCTCATGAGGAAAAAGAAGAAGAGTTTGAGGATATTCGTAACCCGACTCTGTCTACTCCTAGTGAAGGTGCTATTTCTAGAGCCCTAGCGCTCCTTTCTAGAGCTGGAGTGTCTGTCAAGCCGGATCCCTGATCCACCTGGCGGGCCTCACCTCGGGCGTAGCTGGTCTCGTTTAGTCGCCAAGCATGAGATGTCGCAAGATGTATGTCTCTGCTGGGTTGGCTGTTCCCTGACTGCGCGCTTTTGTTTTTGTGGTTTTTGTTTCTATATGTTTTAGTTTCCACTCCGTACTCACACAGAAGGTTTTGGTTTTTCCTCGCTGTGGCTGGTCTGCGTGAGTTAGTGTGTGTAACTGGGAGGGGCAGAAGTTTCCGTTGGCATTGCAGGTATGGAACGACGTAGCCGAAGGTTGCC